TCTAGCGAGTCAGAGCGCGCCTGGCTAGCGTTTATGGATTGGGTTGGAGAAAATTCTGACAAACTCAGTAATTCGTATTCGTCGAGAATTGGCGTGAAGGATGGAGTGAATATTTACTTAATCAGGAGTGTTGTAGATAAATTTCTTAGCCAGTATTCAAGTGCTCAGAAAATAATTAAGGATTGGGGCGACCAAGGAAAGATTATGACATGGAAGGATGGAGATAAAAACCGTTTTAGCTATAAGAGGAGCATTGGAGGGGCAAGGGTTAGGTGTATTGTATTTGCCGAAGACCCCGAAAGTGGGGCAGTGGGGCAGTAGTGGGACGCTGGTGGGACAGGAGTGGGACAGGCAAATATTAATATATCTCTTGATTACTCTATATATCTCTATTATTCATATACCTGTCCCACTGTCCCACCTGTCCCACCACATTTTCTTATAGAAAAACATATACCTTGTTGTGAGGTAAAGGTATAGGTCCTTTTTCTATACACACTATTTTTGTAAAATCGGTGGGACAGTGGGACAGGCAGGGCCGAAACCATTGCGGCAGTAAGGCTAAGGCCTGTCCCACCGCTTAAAAAACGGTGGGACAGCGGTGGGACAGGTGGGACACAGTAAAAAGATGTAAATTATCATATTTGGGGGTCATAAAAACGAATAAGCTTGTAAAAATCCTAAAGCGTCTGATCCTATCCTACGATGTTAAGCACGGCTTAAGTGAGCCACCCATTTATATCTGCACACACCTAGATACGCGTAACAGGTATAAAAACGACAAATACAAGATTCCCTTTGATCATCCTCAGTGCCCAATTTTCAAAGACAATCGATGTTGCGGTAGTTGCTCACAATCGGCAATCTGTGATCACATTGTTAATTGTGGATGTTTTGGATTTGCGAAGGCAGCGATGGGCGGAACAGATGAAAGATATTACCTGACGAAGGCGTCTGAGTATTCAGGAGTAGGACGAGTTGTTAACGGCAAATTCGATTGGGATTATTATAAATTACAGAAATCTAAGGAGGGGTGAAATTATGAAACACTTCAACCAAATTGCCGCTCATAACCTAATAAATTCCAATGACTTGCCCTCTGCGTCCCCAGTCATCACGTATTACCTCGCGCAACCCGAAACTGAGGAGATTGAGACGCGAATTGCTAGCAGATTACAATCTTTGATCCGAACGTTAAAATCTGAGCGCAACGAACGCAGCGAGATAATCCAGCAAATTATCGTGGAGTGTTGCAAAGAGCTTGATCAGATGAGGAGTGGAAGCGTATGAAGAAGATCATATCGGATGTCACCAATGAACTTCAAAGGGCCATGAGTAAAAAACCCTTGTTTACATGCGCGCACCATGGATACGCCATCATCCTGGAAGAGTTGGATGAATTATGGGGCGAGATCAAGAAAAAAAGCTCCGAACGCGATGCAAGTAACATGAGGACCGAGGCAATACAAGTTGCGGCTATGGCTATAAAGTTTATTATGTCGATGGATAATGAGTGGAAACCGATCAAGCCAAATAATCCGAAAACTGCAAAAATGGATTTTACGGAAGAAGAAATTCAGAACGATGCAAAATGTAGGCAATGCTTATATGCCATTCTAACGGATGAGGAGTTAACTAAACTTGGCAACGATCCATGCGATACCTGCACTGATCTAAGTGGTTGGAAACCGAAGGAGGAATTGCGATGTTAACGGAATCATGCCCGGAATTATGTTATAAACTCACGATAACGGAATCCTGCCCCGAATGCGGAACAAAAATTCGTAATGAATGCGGTTGTCAGTCTTGTCCGGCGTGCGGATGGGGGTGCTGCGGATGAAACGTGTAAGATGGGGGTTGTTTATGAATAAATTAAACTTCGCGCAAACGGTATCATTCGGCGTATTAATCGGAGTCAGCTTACTGCAGTTTTACCTTAACAACGTTGCCGATGCGATATATTTTGCCGTAATGGCAGGAATAGTGAGGTCAAGGAAATGCACCACATAAAATATAAAGGTGAAACCTACAGCTGCTGTGCGCCACGTAAAATTAACGGAGAATACACGTGTGATGCGTGGAAAACCGGGACCGGAAAAGTGGTTAATAATTTCGAAGTTTGCAATGCGTTGGCGAAGTTGTTGATTAGTGGGAAGGTGGTAAACGGTGACAAAAGAAGAACTTAAGGAGTATTACTGGATTCGTCGAAATATCACCAAGTCAGAACACAGGTTAATAGAACTAGAGGCCACAGCCACTAAGGTCACGGCTCACCTAAAGAATAAACACGACTCCATTATCGGCCTTGGTAATACGAGTGATAAAGTAGGTAATGCTGTTGCGGACATGGAAGCAGTTAAGGATAAGTTAGTCGAACAGATCGCAGAGTCCTATGCTGTGCTTACCGAGATTGAGAAAGCTATCGAAGTATTACCGGCTAGAGAAGGGTATCTTATTCGCGCCAGATATATAGAGCTAATGCCATGGGAACAAATAGCGGTAGATATGGGGTATTCATGGAAACAGACTCACCGGATACATTCTGATGCATTAGGGCTGCTTATCCAAAAAGATGACACACAATGACATGCTGAAATGTGTTAAAATAGTAGTATCAAAGAGCGTTCCCAGTGGGGCGCTCTTTCTTTATGTGTATTTTAATTGGGAAAATAGTAAAAATATAGTAGGTGTAAATATATGGATAATAATATAGCGTTGAGTAACAACATAACACATCTTAAGAAACGGGCTTTTATTGCCGCTTACGCTGAGTGTGGCACAGTGACACATGCTGCAGAGATTGCTGAGATAGAGCGCAAAACGCATTACGAATGGCTAAAGAATGATCCCGATTATTCTAAAGCTTGCGAGATGGCCTACGAGCAAGCCGGTGAACGCTTAGAGCAAGAGGCTAGACGTAGAGCAGTAGAGGGCACAAAGAAGAATGTGTACTACCAAGGTGAGCCTTGTGGCGTCAATACGGAGTACAGCGATACGCTACTGATCTTCCTGCTCAAAGGCGCAAAGCCCGAGAAGTACGCAGAGAGAGTGCATAACAGTGTCACCGTTACGCCACCAACCGAGGGAACCGTTAATACCCTGAAGCAGCTAAAAGAAGCCGAGGAAGCTAATGGCAGCGAGTAACGAATGTAACTCAATCACATTGTGTAACATTCGAGTAAATGCTGTAAGTGTTGCAGGAGTAAGAGTGTAGGATTTGTGGTTAACGCTTGTTATCGGGTAGAGCGCTAAACGAGTGCAAAGTCCATGAGGGGTGGACATTTTTTGGGCATGTGTCATGGGTACCCCGGCCTAATTCTAGATCTTTGCCTTGCACAAAACATGTATATTGACTACTAAAAAAATTCTGCGAAAATTTCAATGCCTAAAAATACGGCATCCCCGTCAAGGGGGTGTCTTCTTTTATGCCGAAAATAACCACTGAGAAAGGTTTCGTACTATGCCGAAAATGAAAACATGCACTAAGTGCAGAGAAGAAAAACCGGCTACAACAGATTATTTCGGGATTAAAAGTAAATGCAAAGACGGGCTCAGGGAATGTTGTAAGATATGCTTTAGCGTGGTTAAGAAAAGATACCGCGAAGGAAATAAAGCTAAGGTTGCAGACGAGAAAAGAAAGTATGATGCGGAAAACAAAGACAAAGTCTCGGAGCGCCGCAAGAAGTATCGCGAAGCTAACCGAGAGAGAATATTAGCCTACGGTAAAAAGTACTACGTCGAGACAAGGCCTTATGAGAAGAATAGGGATCGGGTGCTAATATACACTCGTGAGTGGCGTAAGAATAACCTAGACAAGGATACGGGCTACAGGCAAAAACGCAGGGCACGAAAAAGGGAATTACTGCACACCTTCACAGTAGAGCAATGGTTATTTGTGAAAGATCAATTCAGTAATAGGTGTGCGTATTGTGGAGAGGAAAAGCCGCTTGAGCAGGACCACTTCATCCCCCTTTCAGCAGGTGGGGAATACACAATTGCAAATATAATCCCGGCTTGCAAAAGTTGCAATTGCAGTAAGCACGATGCCAGTTTCTTTGAATGGTACCCTACGTATAAGCATTGGGATAAAGATCGGGAAATAGCAATACTTAATCACTTAGGCAATGTAAAAATTGACACCCCCGAGGGTGTTTTTTCTATGGATAGAACGGGGTAGGGAGGCTTAACCATGAAAGCAAAATACAACGACATCGAACTAGAAGGTACACCGGAAGAAGTCGCGGCTACCCTGATGACCTTAGCCCCTCCCGTCATGGTCCTGCACCTGGACGGTATTGGCTCCGCAAAAACGCTACGAGAAATAGCTGACGAACAATTACAGCGAGTAATATCAGCACTGGGTTATCAGCCCAAGTAATAATCGAGCACTCTTTTCAGGGTGCTTTTTCTATACTCGAAAGTGAGGATTGAATTAAGTAAATGGGCGAAACGAGAAATCTGACGATAGACGCAGCAGCTAAAGCATGGGCGCTACAAAAGGCTACGCAGCCACCACAGCCCGAACTTAAGGGTAAATGTAATATGTGTGGAACATGTTGCAAGGCAATCTATCTCCCATATAGCCACCAAGAATTATTGGATTGTAAACCCGTGAAGGATTACGTAGCGAACCCGTGGGATTTCGAGAAACGAATCGGCGACCATGACCACGTTTTTGTTCATTTGTACTGGGAGCCAATCACACTGAAAGAAGCCTTGGCGATCAATCCGCACATAGCAACATGGAAATATGGGACAGAAAAAGAAGATAATTGGTACAGGTGTACAAGGCTAGATACGAAAACAAATAGGTGCACAGTACACGATAATCAACCAAGCGTATGCAGCGGTTATCCGTGGTACGGAAGAGCGCCAAGGCCACATGAGAGTTATTATTCTCCTGATTGCGGCTATCAAGTTGACGTAATTCAGGTTAAGGAATTAGCTGCCTCGGACGAAGGCACTAGACTTGAATACGCCAAGTTAGAATAACCAAGCTTGGAGGTGACGTCCGTGGAACGCTGGGAAGCAGAACTACTACAAGAATACTTAACAAAACACTTCAACCCTAAGAAAATAAATTCCCTCCTAGAACTACCTCTCAGCGGTCCGGACGGACTTCGCCGACAACTCGGAGAACTCGACGGCGAATACTTCGCCAGAGCTTACTTTCCCGACTATATGCGCCGCGAGTTACCTGCATTTCACTCGGAGGATTACGATAAGCAACAGCACCTCTTCGAACATCCAGAAGGTCGCAGGTTCGCCGAAGCCGCTCCCCGTGGTCATGCTAAGTCAGTACGATGGACGACAATATTCACAGTTCGAAATATCGTTTATCAGAAAAAGCATTACCCGTTCATTATCTCCGACACTGGCAGTCAGGCGAGTGACTTTTTAATGGGAATAGGCGTCACACTAGAAGGCAATCCGAGGATTATTCAGGATTTCGGGAAGCTGCAAGGAAGTCCCTGGAACTCGAATGAGTTAGTGACTACGACAGGCGTAAAGGTTGAATGTGCTGGCTCCGGCATGAAAATACTCGGTCGCAGCTGGGGTCCATGGCGACCTGACATGATCATCCTTGACGATTTAGAGAACGAGGAAAACGTGTCCACTCCTGAGCAGCGCAAAAAACTCCGCGACTGGTTTACGAAGGTTGTCATGTATATGGGCGACAGCTATACGGATTTTATCTATGTCGGAACGATCAAGCATAAAGAGAGCTTGCTTTGCTGGGTGCTGGACAATCCAACCTGGGAAACTAAGGTGTATCGTGCCGTAATTGACTTTGCTGAACGTGAAGACCTTTGGGCAGAGTGGGAAAACATTGTCACTGATTTGTCCATTGAGAAAAACGAACGACTCGATAAAGCTATGGAATTTTACCATGCTAATGAATCCGAAATGCTCAAGGGGACAAAGGTTCTCTGGCCCGATAAATGGTCGTATGTGCTCCTAATGGTCGAACGCGTCACAGGTGGAGCGGCAGCATTTAACTCAGAAATGCAGAATAGACCGATTGATCCTGCAGACCAACTATTCGAGATTAAATATTATGAGCACGCGCCAGCTCGTGAGGATCTAAAATGGGTGGTCGGATTTTGCGACCCGTCGATGGGGCGCACTAAAAAATCAGACATGTGCGCTATTGTAATTGTCGGAGTTGATCAGGCAGGATGGAAATACGTCCTTGAAGCCGATCTAAGGCGGCTACACCCCGACCTGATCATTGATGCTGTGATAGAAAAACAACTCAGATATAATTGCAACGAATTCGGCATAGAAACGGTGGCATTTCAGGAGTTTTTAGCAAGTGAGCTAAGGAAACGGAGTATCGAGAGAGGCGTATACATACCGATTACCGAGGTTAAACCTAAGGGGCAAAAAGAATCTCGCATAGTAGGATTGCAACCGGAAATGAACAATGGCTATATTAAGCTACACCGATCACAGCTACAGTTAATCATGCAACTGGAAGAATTTAGACCCCTGGCAATCGGCAAGAACAAAGACGATGGACCAGATGCCTTGGCAAGTGCGAATAAATTAATTCAAGGAATGAATCCATGGCTCGAATACGCGAGGAAGAAACTTAGGGAAATGGAAGAAGGAGGGGGACAAGCTGAATATATGGACGAGAACAGGCAGTATCGCCAAATCTGTCGTTAATACCTTGTCCCCAAGTAACATAAAGAATAATTTCATGATGGGTTATAGCGGTGCATTTTCGCCGCCAACACCTCAGCAAGAAGCGGCAATGCATCAAGCGGGAATGGATATGGCGGCTCCGTTAAGTCCTGGTGCACCAATCGACCCCATGATGCCCGCAGGTTCGCCTCCTCGTGAATATCAATACCAAATCGGACAAAATATATCAGCCAGACCGCGCTCAACAGAGAAAATGAGCTTCCAGGTCCTTCGTTCGTTGGTCGAGAACTATGACATAGCTCAAATTTGTATCGAGGTCAGGCAGGACGAACTCAAGAATGTCGAATGGGACATAGTTCCAGTAAATGAAAATGACGCGAATAAGTATGAGAGCGAAATTAAAATGTTACGCTCTTTTTTCATGCGCCCGGATGGGGAGAATGATTATTCGAGCTGGCTCAAGAAGATCGACTATGATCGACTGGCCTTTGATGCTTTGAGTATGTGGAAGGAACGCACCAAGAACGGCAAAATAGCGGCCCTACAGCCAGTGGACGGAACGACAATGGTTCCACTAGTGGATTACTACGGTCGTCGTCCGAAACCTCCCGCGCCTGCCTATACGCAGTGGGTTAACGGGGTGCCGTGGTGGTGGGTAACTTCAAAAGACTTTGTTTACTGTCCCGAACGACCACGAACAAACACAATGTACGGTTTCCCGGTTGCTGAGTGGTTGCTCTTGACAATGAATACCGACATACGTTTTCAATGGCATTTTTTGAAGAAATTTACGGACGGTAATGTGCCGGAAGCCTTTGCTATGATCCCTGATCTCAAAGACCCTACGCAGATTGACGAAATGCAGAAATATTATGACACAGTGACTCGCGGCGATCAGAGTTGGCTGCATCGACTGAAGATGTTTCCGGGCGGCACAGTTATCAAGGAGATGCGAGATCCTAAAGACGATATGGCGCTACCTCACTACATCATGACTAAGGCGTGTGCTGGATTTAAGGTTCAGCCCGCAGAAATAGGTATGACCGACAAGGTTAATAAGTCGAGCGGTGATACTCAAGAAAACGTCCAGTATCGGCGGTCCATTGTTCCGTCAGTTAGATTTTACGAAACATTATTTTCCGGCATCATTGCAGACGAGTTTGGTTTGCCGAATCTTAAATTTAAGTATGTCAACATCCAAGAGTTGGAAGACAGGCTTATCCTCGCTAAGGTTGACGAAATTTATGTACGCAATGCAATAGTTAGCCCTGATTGGGTAGCTAATCATAGACTAGGTATAAAAGTTAAGCCTGACGAGCAGGTAGGGCGCGTGTTTATCTTTGCCAATGGTGCGGCCAAGGCTTCGGACGCCCTTGCCGTAGGCGCACAGCAAGCATTAAGCGCCGTACCTCCTCCGCAGAATATTCAGCCATCAGCCAAGCAAGCATTACTGTCTGGGCAACCTCCGACGACCGTAAAGAGCAAGGCCAAGTCAACAAACCTCGCCAAGGCTGACGACCCAAAACCCCAGGACCGCCTCCGGTAGATGAAGTGCGGAGGCAGGCGGTCGAAGACGATATCCGCAC